GTTTTGGCCATTTCAACAACACAACGGCTGAACGGGAATAACAATACGATTGAGGGAGTCTACCTCAATCCTGCGCCGGCAGAACTGTTGGACCTCCAGGGCTCGTATTAGCCTTTCATAAGCAATCTGGGCGTCGGGCATCACCCCGAAGGCGAGCCAAAAACTTCGCCTGGTTTCCGGTGTGATGTGGCTGGGGAGCCGGCACATCCCCCTGGCCATTCTTTCGAACCCCGACTCGCCATCACCGAACCCCTGTGCCTTGCGGGTGCGGCGTGGGTGCCTAAGCAGGTAAGTGTAAAACTCCTGCATAATGGGCACTCCACCGCACAAACTCATGCCACACGCTCCCACCGCATTGAGCCATGTGCTCGCAGACTTGCTGCACACGACACCATGAACGAGAGCTGGGGTTTTCCACGTGGTGTCCTTAGAGAGGGCCACAAGAGGGTTCCGCACCATGCGATAATCGCCGGCGACCAGGACTGGGTGGGTCTGACAAAACTCCACCTGTTCCAGGATGTCCACCGGGCTTTCCACCTTCATGGTAAAGCCCATCTTCAAGAACCATGGCTTAACATCAGCCATGAACCTTGCCACATCCTCCTCCTCTACTATGACCGTCGCATCATCACCATTGTCAAACAACCTGAACTGGATGGCTCGCTCCTGGCAATATTGGCGTACCATCAAGCACATCAAGAGACAGTTGCCGAGTGCTGTGTTCATATCACCACTCATGCGGTTGCCTTCTATTTTGTACTTGAGGTCTGCCTCAGGCAAGTGGGCCCTTCCCTCATTGTGCACCTGCCACTCTAACAGTTGTCGTAGGGTCGTCTTCTCGTCCCTCGTGCAGCTGGAGTAGGCACCAATGTACACAGAGTGCTCAAATCTGAGGGCATCAACGCTGACATGCTGGTCAAATCTGCTGGCATCCATCCCGATAGCCCATGGCTTCCGGAACTTATTCCAAGCAGTGGCAAAAATCTTGCCGACCTGATCTGCGTTGTACCCCTTCATGACCGTGGGACCCCCACACAATTTAGCTATGGCCCGATAGACCCGGCCCTCAAGTGGCTGGATAAACGTTCCAAGAGCTGCGTTGTAGCGGGGGTGGCGTGGTTGGATTGCTCTGGGTGCAGGATCAGGTTTGTTGTCTCCATCAACAAACTCAGCCTTGACGAACATGCTCAGGATGGCAGACTCCTTGGGATTTCCCATCCGCACGTTGTCGGCGATAGCTCTCTCGTATCTGCTGCGTTTGGCTCCCTTGTAATGTTCAAGGAATTTCCCTGAAGTGATAGGTTGGCTCCCGCGCAGGTACTTGAGGATATCCCGTTTCTGCTGCTCCATTGTGCTCGCAAACACCCCCTCTGCAGGCCGAGGTGGCTGGCGTAGGTTCCCGTCTGGTCCCTCAACACCAAACACTCGTTCTCTCAAGGCCCGCAGGACGTTGGGCAAGTCATTGTTGTGCACCATTGCCCGACTAATGGTGCTGACCACCGGAAATCGCACGATTGATCTCCGATTCGGGATCCCTGACCGCGGGGTGACCTCAATCACCTCTCCAGGAGCTTCACGCTCAACTGTAGTGGTGACTCCCCTCACGACCACTGGGCACCCCTATTTCTCAAACGTCATCCTGCTGGGAATGTCCC